AATAATGCAAAGATTGAACAAGATGCAATAGCAAGTAAAAATTTACAAGATAAAGAAACTAAAGAAGCTAACGCATCAACAGGCAAACAAAAACTAAAAGACTTAGGTTTAAATGACGCTGAAATAAAAGCGTTGATAGGAGTATAATATGCTTAGTAAAATTCCAAGTGCTGGATTTCAAGACAATGTTAAGTTCAGAAATATCTGTCAGAACGGAGACATGAGCATAAGTCAAAGATCGACTTCACAAGCAAGTATTACTTCTTCTGGTTATTATACAGTTGATAGATTTAAATTTAATGTAGTTAATCTTGGAACTTGGACTATGTCTCAAGATACAGATGTGCCTACTGCTCAAGGTTTTTCTAAATCATTAAAATTAGATTGTACAACTGCTGATGGTTCACCAGCATCAAGCGATGCTATGAATATCCAAACAAGATTTGAAGGTCAAAATTTACAATATTTAAAAAAAGGAACGTCAAGTGCTTTAAGTTTAACTGCATCATTTTGGGTAAAGTCTAATAAAACAGGAACATATATTTTAGAATTATTTGATAATGATAATAACAGGCACATTAATAAATCTTATACAATTTCATCTGCCGATACTTGGGAAAAGAAAACAATTACTTTTGATGGAGATACATCTGGAACTTTAGATAATGATAATAATGCAAGTTTAGATTTAACTTTTTGGTTAGGTGCTGGAACAGATTATACATCAGGAACTTTAGCAACTTCTTGGCAATCATTTGACAATACAGACAGAGCAGTAGGTCAAGTCAACCTTGCAGATAGCACATCAAACGAATGGTACATTACAGGCGTACAATTAGAAGCTGGAACAACTGCATCTGATTTTGAGTTCTTACCACATGATGTGAATTTACAGAGATGTTTAAGATATTATGAAAAAAGTAATAATTTAAATTTATTTCCAGGTGATACAAATGCAGATGGTTATATAACATGGAATTTTGTAAAAGCTTCTTCTAATCAAAATTATATTACAACAGTATTTAGTGTAACAAAAAGAGATGAGCCTACTATTACTTTTTATTCACCACATTCAGGTACATCAGGTAAATATAGAAATTATACTGATAATGTAGATTATGATGCAACAGCAAACAGAGTTGGTCATAATTCATTTGTTTTTAGACCAAGTGCTAATACAGGTATATCTCTTGGAGATATAGTGTCTTTTCAATTTACAGCAGATGCGGAGTTATAATTATGAATAAAGAAAATATTACAAGTGCTGAATATAGTTACTGCGTTATTAGTGGTGAAAAAAATATGATTAAAGTAGTAGCTGATGAAATTGTTTATTGGGTACCTAATGAGTGTCCAGAAAATAGAGATTATCAAACATTGTTGGAATGGATAGCAGATGGTGGAACTGTTATTGATAATGGAGGTGGTGAGTAATGGCATATTTAGGTAGAGGAATAGAAAACTTATCAGATAGAGTAGTGCTTGATAGCTTAACTGCTAGTGCTACTGCTAGTTATACCTTACAATTAAATTCAGTTAATTTTGTACCAAGTAGTGCATCATCACTAACAGTTAGTTTAAATGGAGTTATCCAAAAACCAGATAGTTCTTATACTGTATCTGGCTCAACGCTTACATTCTCTAGTGCTTTAACTTCGTCTGATAGCATAGACTTTATTATTGCTGAAAGAGGAATTACTTTACAAACTCCTAGTGCTGGTTCAGTTAATACAGATCAGTTAGCTGCATCTGCTGTTACCAATGCAAAGATAGCTACTGCTGCTGCGATAGCAACTTCAAAACTTGGCACTGGTGCTGTTGCACAAATGCAGTTTGCTAAAAGAACTTCAGATTTTAGTACAACAAGTAATAGTTATGTAGATGTATCAAGTTTGACTTTCACATTAACTCCAACATCAACCTCATCAAAAATTTTAGTTTTTGCTTTTGGTAGAAGTGGTGCTGCTGCTGGTAGCAATGAAATTAGATGGAGAATATTAAGAGACAGTACAACAGTAAATGCTGGTAGAGATATGTTTAGTGTATCTGGTGGTGGAGTATATTCAGCATCAATTTTTTGTTTAGGAGTTGACCAACCTAGTTCCACATCAAGCCTCACATATAAGTTACAAGGTCTTAGTGAAAATGGTTCTGATGCAGCTAGAATTGTAATCGCAAATACTTCTGAAGTAAATCAACATGCTTATCTTGTAGGAATAGAAATTAGATAGGAGAAATTAATTATGGCACTTATAACTTTAAATAAATTAGCTTTACCTACTGGAAGTGTTTTGCAAGTTGTATCTGCAACTAAATCAGATACGCTATCTGCATCTACTGCTGTTTTTGTTGATGTTACAGGATTAAGTTTATCAATAACTCCATCATCAGCTTCAAATAAAATATTTTTAGTTTGTAATATAAATATTGATGGTCAAGGAAGATATTTTGGACTTAAATTTGTTAGAGGTTCAACTGATATTGGTATTGGTGATGCGGATGGTAGTAGAACAAGGTTAACAGTTTCTTCTATGAGAAACCAATCTGCATCTAATGATAATTATGTTATGCACAACTCATCAGCTAGTTTTTTAGATTCGCCAAATACATCTGGTTCAGCTGTAACATACAAAATTCAAGCTGGGTTACATTATGGAAGTGCATCAAATTTATATATTAATAGACCAGAGTATGACGATAATTCCTCTTATATAACTAGAGGAATTTCAACATTAACAGCATACGAAATTAAAGCATAAGGGGGTAAATCAATATGATAGATATAGCAAAAGCAATCCAAGCATTAGACAGTAATGCTCAATTCGTTATTAATGGTACGCCAACTAACGAAGCTGAATATCAAGCACAAGTTAAATATGTTTCTGGTGCAGATGAAAATGGTTCAGCTATTTTTTCTGATACGCAAACATTTACTTGGTCTGAAGTTTCAGCAAAGCAAACTGAACTACAAGCTGACTATGATGCTAAACAATATCAAAGAGATAGAGTATATCCAAGCATCGGAGATCAGCTAGATATGTTATGGCACTCAATAGATAAAGATGGAGATTTAAAATCAAAATATTTTGAATTCTATGAGGCAATAAAAGCTGTAAAAGTAAAACACCCTAAAAATGGCTAATATATATAAAAACGCTATGTTTGATCTTACAACGACAAACAAAACTACAGTTTATACTTGTCCGACAGATAGAACAGCTTTAATAAAATCAATACAGATAACAAATATTCATACTGGTAATATTGAAGTTGAAGCCTTTACGACAGACTCATCAAATTCAGGTGCAGAGCATGAAGTAGCTCACATAAGTTTATCATCTAAAACAGTAGATAATCTTGTTAAAGGTACTATGGTTTTAGAATCAGGTGATACTTTAAAATTGAAAGCTGCATCTGCTAATAATATAGCAGGTATAGTAAGTTATTTAGAAATATTTGATGAGAAAAGTGCGTAATTATATTGTTGTTTTAAACAATAATATAATATATTTATGAAATTAGTACGAATACCAACTCAAGAACTTGATAAAGTTTGGGGTTTAGTAGATAAAGACATTAGACAAGCTCTTAGTTATTCAAGTCAACTTACTGATTCAGAATTTGTATTAGAAACTGCAAAAGAAAATAAGTTTCAAATCTGGATTCTTTGGGATGAAAGTCAAAAGAAACCAGTAGATAAATATTTTGGAGTTGTCGTTACTGAATTGATAACTAGAAAATTTGGTAAAGTTTGCCATATTTATATTATGACTGGCAAACAAAGACACAAATGGCAATACCTCATAAAAGATATTGAGGAGTTTGCAAAACAAAATGATTGTCAAATGATGGAATTGATTGCAAGACCAGGTTGGCAAAAAGTTCTAAATAACTTTGGTTACAAAAGAACCCATGTTGTTTTAGAAAAGAAAATTAAACAAGAGGAGATAGAATGAGTTTTGGAGGAGGATCAAGTGGTGGATCAACCACATCAACAGTAACACCTTATGCACCAACAGAACCAGCATTAGCTCAAATAGTTTCTGAGGCTGGTCAATTATACGGACAAGGTGTAGGAGCATCAGGTTACGTTGCACCGACAACACAAACATTACAAGGTCTGGCTGGACAAGAGGCTTTAGCAAGAGGTTCTCAACAACAACTAGCTGCAACTTTAAGTGGTCAATATCTAAATCCTTTTTTACAACCTTTGTTACAACAATCAGCACAAGATATTGCAACATCAGTTTCACAAGAATTTTCAGGAGCAGGTAGAACACCTGGATCTCCTATGTCTCAACAACAAGTAGTTTCAAGAGTAGCACAAGCTGCATTACCTTTAGCCTTCCAAGAGTACGGAACTGAAAGACAAAGACAACTAGGTATTGCAACAAGAACACCAAGTTTATTTCAAACAGGACAACAACTAGAGGCTTTGCAAAGACAACAACAAACTGCACCACTTCAAGCATTACAAAATTATGCAAGTTTAGTTACACCTATCGCATCTGGTTTTCCTACAACTGTAGGCGCACAACAAACACAAGCAAACCCATTAACAACTGCTCTAGGTGGAGCTGTTTTAGGAGCAGGATTACCTGGTGTAGGAGCTTTAGTAGGTGGTGGACTTGGATTATTAGGAGGTCTGTTATAATGGATAAAATAAAAAAAATATATTTTGATTTAGAAAGAAAAGTCAAAGAGAAACCTATGAAGTTTTTTATAGGTATGTTTATTCTTTTTGTAATCGCAATAATAATTTAAACATGGATAGATTAAAAAAATACGCTGGACTGCTTAATGATGCAGCTCCTTCAGGTGAGTTTTTAGCTTTTATAAATAAAGATGAAGCTAAAATGCTAGAGGATGCAGGTGGTTCTGGCTTATTAACAAGATTTGGTATTCCATCATATAGAGTTGGCGGACAAGCTGGTAGAGAATATGGTGGAGGCGGTGGAAACAGAGGTGGCGGCAACAGAGGTGGCGGTGGCAACAATGATGGAGCTGAAAGAGATGGTGGTAGTTCTGCAAGAGAAAGAGCAGCACAACAAGCAAGAGCAAGAGCAGCACAACAAAGAGCAGCACAAAAAGCAGCTCAAGAAAGAGCAGCTAGAGATAGGCAAAGAGAACAATATGCTGCTGCAAGAACACAAACACCAAGAACTCAAACTGTAAATGTTCCTGATAGAGATGATGCACCTTATCAAATGGTTGGTGGTCAAAGAGTTGCTGTTGGAGATCCAAGAGCTGCTGAACTTTCTAATGTCAGAGATACAAGATCACCTTTTGAAAAAGGAGTTGCTAGTGTAGTTGATTATTTTAAATCAGGCGGAATATTAGGAGCAATAGGTAGAACTTTATCACCTTTATCTGCATCTATACAAAAAAAAGCTATGGAGTTTGGTTTAACAACTAAAATAAATAGACTTGTAAATAAAAAAGGTTCAACACCAAGAGAAAATAATATTATATACAGAGATGAATTAACAAAATTAAGAAATGATTTGGATGGTGTTAGAGATGGATCATTTACACAAAACGACTATACAGCAAAATATGGTAGTGGTGATGCAACAAATCCTTTAGACGCATCATTTAATCCTAATACGTTATCAGGTTCAGAGAGAGATAATTTACAAAATTTATTTACACCTGAATTAACCTATGCAGTTTCAGGATCAGCACCACAACCATCAATGGTAAATCAGTATTTTTCTAATTTAGGTATGAGTAATCAATCTCCTCTTTCATCTAAATTAGAAACAGACTATAATGCAGCAAAACAGACTATGAATAGTTTATTGGGTATAGTACCCCCAAATCAGCAGTTTGGCTTCTCAGCAGACCCCTATGGCGGTCTAATGGCATCAAATTTGGCTACTAACCCTTTTAACATTCCATACTTACAACAAAGAGGATTAATATAATGGCTATACTAGATGATATAAGAAAAATGATGATGGAAAGAGCATCACAAGGTATTGGAACTAGCGGTGGACTTATGGGTAATCAACAAGGACAACCAGGTCTTCTAGGTGGTATGGCTAATATAAATCCTAATGTTTTAATAGGTGCTACTATTGCAGGTGCAGGATTAAGAGGTATAGATCCATTTTCTTCCATACTACCTGCGGTTACACAAACTGCACAATTACAAAATTATTTAACACCTAAAAAAACAAATAATTTTAGAGCATTAACGTCATCAGAATTTGAAAAATTAAAATCTGAAGGTGTAAACCTTGATCCTAACAAAGGTTATCAAATAAACGAAAGAACTAACGAAATAAAACAGATAGGTTCAGGTCAAACAATAAATATTGGTGATACTCAAAAAGTTGCTAGTGCAGCTACACCAGAAGATATAAAATTATTAGGTTTGAATGAAAAAGATGATGTTATAGTTTTTAAAAAAAATAATCAAATAGTGGATTATAAAGTAAATTCTTATTTTGACAAAAGAGTTGAAAAAATTGGTAAAGCTGTAAAAGATTCTAAACTTTCAGAAGTAGATCAAGCTTTAAAAGATATTGAAGATTTTATTCAAGGTTTAGATGGTAAAAATTTACCTGGTGTAGGTATTGTAGGTGGTAATATACCAGGATTCATAGCATCTGAGGCTGGTAATGAACTAAGAGCATTAATACAAAAATATTCAAACATAAAACTTCAAAAAAGATCAGGTGCTGCTGTAACTCCTTCTGAATTTGGTAGGTTACAAACAGAATTAGTTGGAGCAACCAAAACTCCTGATGAAGCAACTTTTTTAAGAATACTTAAAAGAAATAGAGAAGGTTTAGAAAAACAAAAAAAACAAGTTTTTGCACCTTATAGAGAAGATGATTTACAACAATATTTTGACTCAGGTGGATTAAGTTTATATGAAATTACAACACAAGAACAACCTTCTTCTATAACATTAACACCTGAACAAATACAATCTCTCCCAACAAATGTTTTAGAAGAACTATTAAAATTACAAAGATGAGCAGAGAACTAATTGAAAAAGAACTTGAAAGAAGAAGGGGATTAGATCAGTCTAATGCTGTTCAACAACAAGAAACAATTACTGAACAAAATTTACCTACAGTAGATCAACAAAGACAACAACAAGGTGCTTATGGTCGTATGTTAGACTATGATGAAATGCCTGAAATGAATGAAAGATCACAAGCTGTAGCTGATTATTTATCATCACCTGAATTTGGTAGATTAGTTTTAGAAGTGGGAGGAGCAGTAGGTGGAACTATTCTTGCACCACAATTAACTTTACCTTTATATATAGGTAGAGTAGCAGCTTTTGTCAGACCAGGCTTACAAGCAGTAGCAACAAGAATGACTGGTGCAGGTTTAGGAGAAGCAACTGGAGCTGGTGTATCTCAAACATTTGATCCAACTGAAGATGTAGCAAAAGATTTAGTAAGAGCTTTCTTTACAGGTGCTACAGCAGAAGGTGCTGGAACAATAATCAATAAAGGTATTGCAAAAGCAATAGGTAAAAACAAAAAATTAATTGATGGTGCTGAAGAAGCTATAGCTACTATTGATAAACAAAAACAAAAAATATTATCTGCACCAAAAGGAACTTACTCTGATAGAATTATGGAAGCTGCTAAAACTGGTAAACTAACACCAGCTTTATTGCAAGAAGGTCAAACTATTGACATATTAGAAAATGTAGCAGATTTAAGTTTAGTTGGTGGTGGATCCATTAGGTCTGCAAGAGAAGGTGCTGAAAGTATAGCAACATCTGGTATAGAGGATTTTGCTACAAGATACAAAAGTTTAGCAGGAGAAGAAGAATTAGGTTTATTATTTCAACAAACTTTAGCAGGTAGTCAAAAAGCATTTAAAGCAACATCTAACTCTAAGTATAAAGCACTTGATGAAGCTCTTACAAGAGCAGGTAATCCAAATGCAGTTGATATTACAACTCTTAAAAAATGGGCTAAAGGAGAACTAAAAAACATTGGTGCTAAATCAGAAAGTGGTGCTTTAATTTCATTTTTAAGAGGTATAGATGCTGAAAAAAATTTTGTAAATTTTAAAAAAGCAAACAACCTAAGATCAGATTATTTAGAAATTACAAGAGCATTAGCTGAACCTGGATTAGGTAAAAAGAAACAAAGACTAGCAGCAGTTGCAGCTAAATATATAGATGAATCTATGAGTGCTGCAAAATTACCAGAGGAAGTACAAGATTTATATAGAAAAGCAAATAATTTTTATAAAAAAGGAGCTAAAGTTTATAATGATGATTTATTTAAAACATTAATGGATAAAGACCCAGAGCTTGTTTATAAATCAATAGTTCCACAGGCTGCTGATAGACCTACATTAGTTACTTCTACATTCAAAATTATTGATGAAATAAAAGATAAAGCTGTTAGAAATCAATTAAAAAATAAATTAAGAGGCGAATTTTTAGAGGATATTTTAACAAGATCATCAACACAATCTGACCAATTTGGCAGACAAATTAATGGTACTAAATTTGAAGATTTACTTAAAATAAAAAAGAAAAAAACATTTAATGCTTTTTTTGAACCTCAACAAATAAAAAATTTAGTAAATTTTTCTAACGCACTTAAATTTTCACAAGGAAGAATAAGAAAAAGAGGTGGTACTCCTGGTGCGATATTTATTCAAATGAAACAATCTGGTGCTGTCATGCAATTAGTAGCAGGAGGAACTGCTGGTGTATTAGGTAGTCCAGGTATAGCTGCTGGTATTATATTAACACCTGCTGCATTAGCAAAAATGATGACTAATGATAAAGTTATAAAATATTTAACCACTGGTTTTAGATACAATCAAAATCAAACAATAGCTGGAAGAAGTTTCAGACAAGCAATAGCAGCTATGGCTTCTGATGGAATTATATCCCAAGATGAAAAAGATAAAGTTTTATCAGATATGAAAGAAAATGGATATTAAATGGAAAATTTATCTCAACAAAATAAGGAAAAATTAATTAAATTAGATGGTGAGATAAAGCTAATAAACAACAAGATAGACACTATTAAGGACAATCACCTACAACATATTGACGAAAAGATTAACAATATCTATAAGGTATTATGGGTAGTTTTCGGAGTAAGTATGAGTGGATTAGTAAACTTAGGGATTACCCTTATCTCAAAATTATAACACCAAAATCAGTAAAAGGTATTGTAGGAGAGCTAGAAATAATCTCTGAACTTACAAAAAGAGGATATTATGTTGCAAAGTCTTTAGATCCTCAATGTCCTTTTGATATTGTGGTTGTTGATAGAAATGGTAAAATATCTTTGCTTGATATAAAAACAAATACCTATCGTAGAAAAGGTAAAACAAACTGGACTAAGCGGTCAAGGAAGATTTACAGAACTCCAACCAATAAGCAAAAAGAATTAAATATAAAATTAATGATGGTAGATTATGAAAGTTAGTGAAAACACATCTGTTGCAATGCCAATCAAGAATATGATTGGAATAATTGTTGGTGTCGCTATGGGTATCTTTGCATATACAGAAATAACTGCTAGGCTAACATCACTTGAAACATCAAGAGAGCTTATGAACGCTGATTTACTAAAAGCTAGTGAGCAAACAACAGTAGATAAGGAACAATTCTTACTCTTGGAGGATCTTTATGAAACAGTAGAAAAACATCAAGAACTTTTAGATAAAAATATACACAATCAAGTTATGTTACAACATATTGAAAAAATGCTAGACAAAGCATTAGAAGACATTGAGCAGCTCAAAGATCAAAATAGAGAAATGAAATATACTAATGGTACACACTAATGCAAGAGGTTGTTATAGCTTTATTATTACTGGTAAATGGAGAGATTAAGGAGCATAGAATACAAGAATCTATGAGTGATTGCTTGAAAGGAAAAAGAGTTGCATCTAGGGGTGCATCAAAAAATATAGAGTATCAATGTATAAAATCATTAGCAGAAACAGAAATTTATATGGGTGAAAAATCAATTAAAACATTAATATTAGAATGATAGATAAAATTATATATACTTTTTTTGGGTGGTTAGACAGCTTTGCAGAACATTTAGATAAAGTGTTTTTTCCCAAAACTAAAAAGAAAAGAAAAAAATGTAAAGAATGTCATTGTGACTGTCATTGCAAAGATGATTTACACTTACATTTTGATAAACAAGCATTATGCACTTGTGATAACTGCGAACATTAAGGATTTTATGAGGTTTAATTATGGACAAATTTTTGTTATTGATAGAGAGACTATTGTCCAAATTAAATATTTGGATTTATCAAAAAAGGATTAGAAGATATGTACGAAGAAGTAAAAGAGGAGATAAAGATTTGTGAAGGTTATGTGCCAAAAATTTATAAATGCACAGAAGGCTTCGATACTATATTCTATGGACATAAGATAACACCTGAAGATAATTATGAACATGGAGTAGAGTATTCAAAAGAAGAAGGCGATAAGGTTTTTGAAAAAGATTTTCAAAGAACATTAGATGCAGCAGAAAGATTGATAGGTAATAGACCTGTAAACTATATTGCTAAACAAGTAATTATTAATATGGTTTACCAGATTGGCGAAGGCGGTGTATCAAAATTCAAAAATATGTGGAAAGCTCTTGATAATGAAGATTATGGAGAGGCAAGTTTCCAAATGCTTGATTCGGTCTGGGCAAAATCCCAAACGCCTAGCAGAGCAAAAAAATTAGCAGAAAAAATGAGGAGTGCAAAACTATAATGTGGTTAAATATAGCATCTAAGTTAGTTCCAGGCATGATTAAAACTGGTATGTCTATTGCAGCTAACAGAAGAAAAACAAAAGAATTAGAGTCTGTCGCTGAATTAAAAATGGCTGAACGTATGGCTAATGGCGAAGTAGAATTTAAAAAAGCTGTAATTGATAGTCATAAAGGAGATTGGAAAGACGAATTTTGCCTTATACTTATTTCAATCCCTTTGCTTTTATTGGCTTGGTCTGTATTTAGTGATGATCCAAACATTCAAGAAAAGATAGATATATTTTTTGATAAATTTGCAAATCTTCCAGTTTTTTATCAGGCTTTAGTGGTGGGATCTTTTAGTACGATACTTGGTATCAAAGGTGTTTCTACATTTAAGAAAAAATAATGTCCGAAATAGATTTGATTAATGAATATAAGGATCAGGTAAGAATCCTTAAACAAGAGGTTGCAGA